CCTTAGTTTCTTCCAAGCTAATGCTGTCAAATACATTTGTCGTTGTGAATACAAAGGAGACAAAAGAAAAGACTTAGCCAAAGCAATCCACTATTTACAACATGAACTCGACAAAACACAATCAGACTGGGACGACACTATTGAGTCAGGCAAAAGAATTTCGGGACGCTTACTCGGTGGTCAATTCACCGAATGGGACGCTGATCCAGAAATCTTTGATCGATGAAGAGTGGTCAGAGTTTCACGAAGCCTTTCATTTAAAAGATAAACACGAACAATTAAAAGAGCTTTGTGATCTTGTCTACGTTTGTTATCAGTTTGCTGCTAATGAAGGTTGGGATCTAGATGAAGCTATGGATCGTGTCCATAAATCAAACATGTCCAAACTAGATGAGAATGGACAACCTATTTACCGCCCTGACGGTAAGGTCTTAAAAGGACCAAATTACAAACCTCCAAATTTAACTGATCTACTCAATGACTAACTATATCTCCCGCACAGGTCGGGTTCAATCATGGATCGATGATCCTTCACATCGACTACCCGTCAGCTGCACAGTATTTGTAGTTGAAAATGAAATGGAAGGTGCCAACGGTATTGAGGCTAGCTGGAGGTTTGCCTCACATGCTCTCAGGTATGGCGCAGGTTGTGCTATCCATCTCTCTAAACTTGACCCAAAAGGAAAGACACGGGAGTCAGGTGTTGTTGCATCTGGTCCTGTAAGTTTTGGTAAAATTTATTCTTCTTTAAATGAAATACTTAGGCGTGGAGGGATCTACAAAAACGGTGCGATTGTTCTGCACCTTGACTTATCCCATCCTGATGCTAGGGAGTTTATCAATGCTAATAGATCCGAACTTCCTTGGGTCAAGCGATGCATCAACATCACTGAAGAGTGGTGGCAGGATTGTACGTTCAAGGAAGACCTACTATATGGAATCAAATCAGGTGACATCTGGCTCAACAAAGTAAAGTATGACAATGAAGGAAATCGCATCAGAGGTAACGTCTGTCTCGAAGTATACCTGCCATCACGAGGTACCTGTCTATTACAACATATCAGTCTTGGAGCCTGTGAGTTCGACGACATCCCACGAGCATTTGTTGAAGGTATGTCCGAGTTGTGCAGCCTACATAGTAGGACAGCTGTCGGAGATACTGGAGAATACCTCCCGCCTGAAATTGATAGACAAGTGGGACTCGGAATGCTTGGCCTCGCAAATCTCCTACGGCGGTACGGAGTAACTTACGAACAATTTGGAAGAGCGTTAGATCAATATAACAACAATGAAACTATTCGATCTGCATCTTATGAACTTGTCTCTCAAATTGCTTCAGGAATTAACCAAGCAGCCACAATCGCTCGCGAGTATAATATGGTTCGAGCCTTTGCTATCGCTCCAACCGCCAGTTGCAGTTATCGAAGCGTGGATCTGGATGGCTATACTTGCACACCAGAAATCGCTCCACCTATCTCGCAGACAGTCGATCGCGACTCGGGTACTTTCGGAGTACAAACTTACAACTATGGTGACGTAGAGATCGCCTCTGAGGTAGGCTGGGAAGCTTACAAACGTGTTGCTGATGGCATCATGACTCTACTAAATCGCACAGGGCTTCTTCACGGTTATAGCTTCAATTCATGGAGTGATATGGTGACCTACGACAATGCGTTCGTGGAAGAGTGGCTACGGTCCCCGCAAACCAGTCTTTATTATTCATTACAAGTGATGTCTGATACGCAAGATAAATCTAATGTTTATGCTGCTATTAAAGATGATGTTGATGAGTACTTAGCTGACATTTTAAATGAAGAACTTACATGTGATTGCCAAGAATGAACCCTTACGAGAAACTACTAAACAGAAAAAGAAAATGGACACCAGTCCAGACAACTGCCGGATCATGCAAGGCAGGGGCGGAAGAGACGGTATTCCGTGCTCTTGCGTTGAGACATATGGAACTACCTGTGGGAGATTTTATCCGTGATGGACTGGATTCCGACGTACCAAAACTATCGCGGGAGTTATTGGAATCAAATATCACCGATGAGGAAAATCACGACCTGGCACTTGGTTACATTGCCAATGCTTACGGGGTTGATGAAAAAGCTGAATCGGAAGCTCTCCGGCTCAGGGAAGCTTGGACTACGCATCCTGATCATACGATCCTCAAAGCGATGGTTGCCGAGCGTGCAATTTTCTTCGTTCTTTTACCATTCTTCCGCTTTAATGGTGACGCTGGAATGCGTACAGTCAGTGCGGATATAAGCAGAGATGAACAAATTCACGTTGCTGCCAATAGCCTTATTTGTCGGGAGCTGGGGCTTACTATCAGTCCTTCTCTTGATAAACTCCGCAAGGCAACTATCAATTGGGTGATGCAGCCCCTAGGTACAAATACTACCGATAAATATTTAGACAAAAAATTTTGGCTTGATTCTAGTGATCGTTTAATGTATGAGGGCAAAGCCCCAGAACTTTCCGCAACTAAATCAGCTAGAATGCCAGCCTTCTTTGAGCATAGTAATGTCAATCTCCCCCAATACGCTTGAAGTTCTAGGGATGAATTCCCGTGGACTTATACTTGCACTAGAAGAATCCTTCCCACCAACAAACCCTAACCCTGAAGATACAATGGAAAAAATTATGTACAGGTCCGGTCAACGCAGTGTGGTTGAGTGGGTCATTCAATATATGGAGGAAAATTAAATGTTTGGAATGTTTGGAAATATGCCTGGAAAGGGCTATCAATCAACACCATCTTACTTTGGCCAACAGCCTGCCGGCTCTCGTAGAGTTAAAAGAATTTCGGGTGGGGGTAAAGACGGTCGATCCTATAGATTTGACAACATAGCTTATTATAAAAGTGGTGAAAGAGATCCACGTTTTGTTGCAGCGGAACAGCAACAGCAAGCTTTCCAGCAACAAATGCAAGCTACTGCAGCAAGAACTCAAGCAGATATTGCTAAGCAATTAAAGATTGTTCAAAATGAAAAGTCTGCTGTCTCTAAAATGATGTCAGATTATTCAGCTCAACTTAAAGCTGAAGCTGAAAGAAAGAAAAAAGCTGATGAAGATGCACGCATTGCTGCAACTACCTCTGCTGCAAACCAAGCTCGATCAGGTCAAACAGCTAACCTACAAATCCAACCTGCTAGCGGTGCACCAAAAACTGCTGGCACACAACCCTTTAAACGTCGCCAGCTACAGTTTAATCCACAAACTTATGGTGCCGTTTCATCAACTAAATCTGGAACACTAAACATCTAATGACTGCTAAATCACGTTATGACAGATTGTCTTCAGACCGTTCCCAGTTTTTAAACTCTGCTAGACAAGCAGCAGATCTAACCCTACCTTATCTTATTCGTGAAGATGAGCACTTTACTAAAGGTGCTCTTAAACTTACTACTCCCTGGCAATCAACAGGAGCCAAAGGTGTGGTGACGCTTGCAAGTAAACTTATGCTTGCATTGCTACCTCCACAAACCAGCTTCTTTAAACTCCAGGTTAATGATATTAATCTTCCAGAAGAACTAGGTCCTGAGATTAGATCAGAACTTGACTTGTCGTTTGCTAAGATTGAACGCACCATCATGGAATCTATTGCAGCTTCTACTGATCGTGTTGTTGTTCACCAAGCATTAAAGCATTTAGTTGTAGCTGGTAATGCTCTTATCTTTATGGGTAAGGATGGACTTAAGCTCTATCCTTTAAACCGATATGTAGTAGATAGAGATGGTAACGGTAATGTTATTGAAATTGTAACAAAAGAAACAATCTCGAAAAAATTACTTAAAAAATTTTACCCCGATTATAAAGAAGCTACACCTAATGATGTATCTGATAGCACAACATCACAGAATGATGAATGTGATATTTATACACACTGTACGCTAGACAATAATCGATGGGTGTGGCATCAAGAAGTATACGATCAGATCCTTACCAAGTCAATGGGTAAAGCACCTGTTGACAGTAACCCCTGGCTTGTGCTACGCTTTAACCACGTAGACGGAGAGGTCTACGGACGTGGTAGAGTGGAAGAGTTCCTTGGTGATCTAAAGTCACTTGAAGCTCTGTCACAAGCCATCGTTGAAGGTAGCGCAGCAGCTGCTAAGGTAGTGTTTACTGTCTCACCAAGCAGCACAACCAAACCATCAACGCTTGCTAGGGCAGGCAATGGTGCTATTATCCAGGGACGACCTGATGATATTGGTGTGGTGCAAGTTGGTAAGACAGCTGACTTCCAAACTGCTTATCAGATGATTGGGTCTTTGACTCAACGTCTAAGTGAAGCATTCCTAATCATGAACGTTAGGGACTCAGAACGCACTACAGCGGAAGAGGTTCGGATGACACAACTAGAACTTGAACAACAACTTGGAGGATTATTTAGCCTGCTAACTGTTGAGTTCCTTGTACCTTATCTTAACCGTAAACTTGCTGTTGCACAAAAGACTGGCGAGATTCCACGCTTACCTAAAGGTGGTATTGTAAAACCAACAATTGTTGCTGGTATTAATGCCCTCGGTCGTGGTCAAGATCGTGAAAGCCTTGGTCAGTTCCTACAGATCATTGCACAAACGATTGGACCTGAAGCTATTGGTCAGTTCATCAATACTGATGAAGTTATCAAACGTCTTGCAGCTGCCTCTGGTATCGACGTACTTAACCTTGTGAAGAGTATGGAAGAACAACAGGGTGAACAGCAACAAGCTATGGAACAACAACAGATGATGGCTGCTCAACAACAAGAACCACAGATGGCTGCTATTGAGCAGAAACGTGAACAAGCTGCAATGCAGATGATGCAACAGCAACCACCAGAACCAACCCCACCACAATAATATGCCTGAAACACTTACGATGAATGATACACCTGCTGATCAGCCAGACATGAATGCTGATGAGCAAGACTCTTTGCAGGTTGCTGAGTCTCTTGAGGGTGCAGAGCAACCGCTGTTGGCTGGTAAGTTTAAGGACCAGTCATCATTAGAACAAGCTTATCTTGAACTACAAAAGAAACTAGGTACACCAAATGATGAAGCCGAAGCCGGTGAAGAAGGGGAGCAAGAAGAGCAAACCTCCGACGAAGAAGACGTACTAGAAGAAGAACCTTCTGCTGATCAACTTACTGAAGAACAAGCTAATCAATTGTTTGAAATGGTTGGTGGTGAGCAAGCATATAAATCAATGCTTAATTGGGCAGGTCAGAACATTTCTAAAGAAGAAATTGAGATGTATGATTCTGTAATGTCTAGCGGTAGTGCTAACTCTATTTACTTTGCTGTACAAGCATTGAACAATAAATATAATGATGCTGTAGGTACTGATGGACAAATGCTAACTGGCAAGCGTTCTGCTGCACAGCAAAATGAACAGTTCCGTAGTCAACAGGAACTGGTACAAGCTATGAATGATCCACGATATGATCGTGACCCTGCTTTTAGGGATGACGTTATCCGTAAACTTCAAAACTCTGACATCGAATTCTAATGACTGTTACCACCAACGATCGCGGACAACAAAACCTTTTTGCTAAAGAACCCACCATGTACACTGACAAAGATTACACTGTGACTCATAACGAAAAAGCTGAAATGCTAAACGGTCGCCTGGCTATGCTAGGTGTGATGGCTGCGCTTGGAGCGTATGCATTAACTGGTCAAATTATTCCTGGAGTATGGTAATGCCACAAGGTAAAGGAACTTACGGATCACAGAAAGGTAGACCACCTAAGAAAGGTATGTCTGCTGGTCAAAAAAAGATTGCTGGCATGGCTGGCGATAAAAAGAAAATTGAAGCAGCTGACTTCTACAAACTTCGTAGTAAGAAAAAGAAGTAATGGCTAAGAACGTCAGCCTAAAAATCGGCACACACAAATCACGATCTGGTGGTCTTACTAAAGCTGGTCGTGAAAAGTATAACCGGGAAACAGGTTCTAATTTAAAGGCACCACAACCTGGTGGCGGAAAGCGTAAGAAGTCTTTCTGTGCTAGGATGGGTGGTGTCAAAGGTCCAATGAAAGACAGCAAGGGTCGTCCCACACGGAAGGCTCTTGCATTACGTAAATGGAAATGTGGTAAATCCTAATGGCAAAACGAGGTCTCTACGCTAACATCCACGCAAAGAAAATGCGTATCGCAAAAGGTTCAGGTGAGAAGATGCGCAAGCCAGGGAGCGCAGGTGCTCCTACTGCTGCCAACTTCAAACGAGCTGCTAAAACTGCTAAGAAAAAATGATTGAATGCCCACAATGTACTGCGCCTCAGCAGTACGTTCTAGAACAACTACAGACTTCTGCTGGTGTGACAGACCGTACAGCACTGGCGGTCATTATGGGTAACATCCAGCAAGAGTCTAATTTTAAATCTAACGTATGCGAGGGTGGTGCTATCGTTCCTTACGATCGCTGCCTTCGTGGTGGGTATGGTTTAATTCAATGGACATCTATTGAGCGGTACAAGGGTCTTGGCAGCCACTGTACCGAACGCAACGAAGATCCTAGTGGTCTAAAATGTCAGACCGATTACTTGATAAAGGAGATGCGGTTTAGAAAAGATCTTTATGCTTTTCAAACTAATCATCAAACGGTTCCTTATTACATGAATGCTGCATACTACTGGTTAGGCTGGGGTATTCATGGTAATCGTACAAAACACACTTATTCTTTTTTAACTAAACTACAATGAAATTTTTTGCTATCCTCCCTGCTGTAGCTTTCCTTGCTACTCCTGCAATTGCTAGTCCCTACGTGAACGTTGAGAACAACGCTGGCTTTAGTGGCTCTAATTTTAATGGTCATGTCACAGATTTTCATCTGGGTTATGAATCAGGAAATGATGTAGCTTCTTATTATGTACAAGCTGGTCCTTCTATCTTTGCACCTGATGGTGGTGAAGAAGAAACTAAACTGACTGGTAAGCTTGGCGGTTCAGTTCAAGCAACAGAACGCCTCTCTGTATATGGTGAAGTGGCTGCTACCTTTGATGATGTAAATGATTACGGCACTAAGCTCGGAGTCAAGTACAACTTCTAATAGCTAAATAGAATAAGGGAGGTGCAATTCCTCCCCTAGCTCTAGACTGCCAAGTCTTTAAATTGGTCTTACTTAATCGCTTCATAAAGTGAAGCATTTAATAAATGCTAATCGCTTCATAAACATGCACTATTATTTAAATGGCTACGTCTACAATTGCGCTACAACAAC